ATTGGGATCATCCACAACAAAGCCAAAGGCCAATTGTGTAGATGTGGACTGGGCAGCAGGGTAGTACTGACCATTGGTGAATTGACCGCTGGAATTTGTGTAGCTGCAACCAACCAAAACGCCAACGCTGTCGCCGGAGTTAGATGTGGTGTTAGCAACCAAATAACCATCAGTGTTCACCTGAACGGTGTCACCATTGAGGATCGCAGTAGCGTAGCCAGCTGCAATAGGGATTTGACGGATCGCTCCGGCGTAGGGCAGACCATCCAGTCGGTTGACTGGCTTCAGACCATACGTCTTTGAAACGGTAGGATATGCCATTTAAGACTCCAAAAAATTAAATACCTTTTCCGAAAGTGACCGTAGACTTACGTTCTTTGAACATAGGCATCCGCGGATCATTCTCGCGCATATAGGTGTTATCTACAGAATTCATTTGTGCTTCCGCTTGATTGCGGTAGTACGAATTGCGTTGATCTGTAAACTCCACGGGTGTTTTGCATAACAACAGACCGCCTACTTCCACGCTGTCAGGGAACTTAGCGTTGCTAGATCCAAACAGGCGGATTTCGGGATGGTCGGAAGCTCTTACGGGTTCCCAGCCTTCGCGAAGTTTGCCGGAAATGTTAGTGGCGTCGTCCTTGCCCAACGAGGAAATTCGAATCCAACGATATGCGTAACCCGGTTCCGGTGTGGGATCGGGCAGCAACTGAGGGGGCATCCATTGCTTAGGACGCTCCATCTTCTCGCGGGTTTCAAGTTCGCGGGGTGTGCGTGCGGTCTTTTCCATTTTCATTTCCTCATTTCTTCAGCTACCTTACGGGCGTACAGTTCCAATGGAACTCCCAACCGCTTGGCGAGATTGACCTGTGTCTGCGTTAACACGACCTTTTTGGCTGCTGTGCTTCGCGTTGCAGGTGCAACATTGTTGGATTTTGCTCGTTGAGATTTTGCTTCAACGGAATTGGTATCGGCTCCAAACTGTTCCGAAAATCTTTCTTTCATGTCGGCGTCGATACGTTTATAGTATTCGTCGCTTCCACTCGGAATCCCTTCAGCTACAAGATCCTCGTGCAGACCCAAGGCATAGGCTGTCATCCGTTTATTTTGACCAAACCACTGATTTTTGTCTTGCCACGCTAGTAGTTTTTCGTCAACGGGTGCAGCTTTTTGTTGCTGTGGTGCGATTTGTACAGGAGTTTCGTCAACCTGTAAAGGGGTAGGCTTGAAATTGTTTACTTTATCAGCACGAATCTTGGCCGCAGTAAGAGCTTCTTGCGCTTCCACCAGCTTTTCAGAGTCACCAGATTCGTATGCTTCACGATATAAACGCTTTGCATCCTCTACTTCTTGCGAAATAGTCTTTTTTGCCTGCTCTAAAAGTGCTGCTTGACCCTGATTTACGGATCCTTTGAGGCGTTTATTCTCCTCAAATACAGCCTGAGCAATCTTCAAAGCCTCTTCTTTTTCACGTTCTGCCGCCTCTTTCAGGCGTCTTTCCGTGTGATACCCCTCGGCAAAACGCTTCATGCGCTTCTTTACACCTTCGTCGTACTTAGAAAGTTCTTCGTCGGTGATGTCTCGAACTGGCTCTTCAAGATTCTCGCGGCCACGATCCTTCTCAGGCGTGTCGTCAACAATCTCAATCTCTGCTTCGCCAGCTTCGATCTCAATTTCTGGATCTGGATCTACAACTTTGCCGCCTTTACGGGGGTTAGCTTCAATCTCGTCAGGAAATTCAAATTCTGTTTTTTCAGTATCAGCCATGATCTCTCCTTAGTTAGGGCGCTGGATGCCGCGAGGATCCTGCACCACTGCTTGAACGGAGTCGTCATTGATAAGACGCCATTCTGTTCCATGGATCTTCATTCGCGTACCCGTATTTGGGCGCGTCAGGATGAAGTCACCCACTTTGCAGGACGGCCCGGATGGGAATCGCTTCTCATCTTTAAAGGCGTCGGGGCCAATTTTTGCTACGAATAACACGGGGGAAAGGAGCTCCTCGTGATACATCATCTGTGCCGATTTAACCAGTCCTGTGTCACCAAGCTCTTCGTCTGCTTTTGGCACCATGCAGAGAAGGTGGTAGGTGGCTGGATCTGGGACTTGCTTGGCTTTCTCTTCGGGGGAAGTATTGAGCACCCCGGAAAGATCCACCGCGCTAACGTCAAATTTATCCATCTTCATAGTCTTTCGTAAGTTTTTGAACAAGGTCTTTGATTTCTCTCTGCGCGGATTGCAGACCTCGTATTGTTCCGCACAGTTCGCGATAGTGATCGTAGGATTTTGCTCCACCATCACTCACGACTTGTTGCAGGCTATTCACCTGCTCCTCAAGCTTGCCATTCAACACTTCAAAGATTTTGGTTTCCATGCTCAATCTCCTTGACTAGCTAATTGCGTTGCCGCTTTCACCCGTGCTGCCTCTTGGGCTTGAGTTAATTTTTGTTGATGCGATTGCTGAGACTGCATCAACTCCATCTGGTGTCGCTGAAGCTGCTGTTGCAACTCTTGCTGGTGACGCTGGGCAATCATCTCCGGCGTCTCACCAGTTTTGGCCGCCATCTCTTGGGCCTTTAACTGTAATTCTTGCGCTTTAAGTTGCAGCTCGCCCTGAACCTTCTGGGCTTTGATCTGCGTCTCTTGCTGTTTAATCTGTAGCTCTGCTTGTTGCATTTGAACAATAGGATCTTGTGCTTGTGCCAAAGCTTGCTTCTGTGCCGCTTCGCCTTGGTGCATTTGCAACAACTGCGTAGAAGCTTGAGCCACCAGTTTGGACAATTGAACTTCAACTTCCTCTGGCATCTGTGTGTTTGGCGCGGGCAGTGTAGCACCCAAACGCTTCTCAACTTGGTTGCGATATTGGAATGCAACGTGCTCAGCAATGTGCGCCATCATTGCACCTTGAATCTGCTGAGCCATTGGGTTCTGGCCAATCTGACCCATCACCATTGGGTCTTGCATCATCGAAGTGTGCGTAGCAATGTGCGCATCATGATCTTGGAAAATAAATGCTTTGGTTGGCTTACCAGTCAAGAACGCCATGTTCTCGGATACTGGATCACGAGGCGTCATGTCGTCTTCAATTGGAACAAGCTTGTCCGCATTCTTAATGCCAAGCACTTCAATCATTTGACGGTGCAACTGTGGCAAATCATAGATCTGTGGCGCACCTTGAGCCAGCTGAATAACAGCTTGGTATTGCATGATGCGCTGAGCCATCGTTGCAGAGTTGGGATCAGACACAGGAATAACTGACACCATGTCGTAGTCGGCCTGCTTGGCCTTGCGGTCGCCTTCAACTGGGTCAAAGCTGTAGTCTTCAGGTGTGTAGTCACGAATGATGTCGCGCAACAACTTAAATTCTTGGCGCATCGAGTAGTGAATACGCGCTTGCACCGCTGACATTGTTTTTAGCTGACGCTCAAGCAGAGCCAGCGTTGTACCGACCGGCGCATTTGCGCTCATGTCGCTAATGTTCATGTCGGCAATTGAGCCAAGGCGACGGCCTTCGTCGGTAATCTGGTTCAGCAATGCCAAAAGAACTTGTGATGGTTCTTTGTATGGCAAAGGCATGATGTTGTCACGCACTGCGCCGCTAGGAACGTCAACGTCACGGAATTCACCGGGCTGAATCGGTGTATCGTCGCCCTTAATACGCAAACCGCGTGTTTTCAAGCCGCCGGGCAAGTTAGATAACGTACCAGCATCCACCAATTGGCGGATAAGTGACGTACCTGCGCGGGCATAACCACCAATCAGGTGAATCAAACCCAAACCATACGCGCCAAAACCGGGAACGTAGGTGTATTGGACAAAGTGATCGCGCTTTAATTTGCGATCATCTTCTGGATTCCAGTTTCTACGGATAGCCAGCACTTTATTTGTGCCGCGATCAATCGTAATGACGTAAGGCAGCGCAATTTCATCTTCATCTTCGTATCCGGGCAGGTCGTAATCGACGTGCACTTCAAGAATTTGGTAACGCTCGTCGTCAGTCAGGCTAAAACCTTGGTCTTCGGCCTTCTTTTTCTCTACGTCGGTATGAATTTGCTGGGGTTCGCCCAGATCAATGTCTTTATAGAAGCCTGAAACCTGCAATTTGCGGATTTCATTCTTTGTTTTGCGCATGATGTGAGTCACGCGCTCTGAAGTTTTCAGGCTAGAAGCGCCATAAGGGATGATGACATCTTCTGCGGGAATAAAAATCGCAACTTGACGCTCTAAACTTGGGTCGTAATAGACTTTTTTGAACGCTGCGCCAGCCAAACCGAGTGAGTAAAGCATTCTTTCATGCTCTGGACGGTACTCCGTCATCACTTCGGTGAGCTGATAGTTCATATCATCCCGAACTCGCTCCGCTGCTTCTTCTTTAAGCTTGTCGATGGCACCAATGATTTCCGTTTTAACCGGGCCTTGAGCAGGGAACGTTTCAATAATAGTCTCACTCTGGAACCGAACAGCGGCCTCTGTGAGAACTGTGGAAAATACGCCGCAAGCTCCAAGCCAAGGTTCCGTTCTTTCCTCATATTTCATCCCCAGAACATCAAGACCCTTGACATACATATCTACCCACTCTTTGCGGGAGGCAATGTCAGCATCAATTAAGCCAACCAAGTCACCAGCGATCTTTTGCAGCTCGCCGTCATCCATGACTTCGGCCAAGTTTTCATCAAAATCGCCTTCTACCTCTTCGGGCATCAGGTCAATCTCAATGCCATCCATGCCAATCTTCACACCCTCTGGGTTTTCAATTTCAATTTCAATCGCAGGACTGCTGTCTGCAATCAGGCTGTCCAAACCTAAAGGTGCTTGGCTAAGGGATTGTTCAATCATATCTGGCCTTAATAGTAACTTTGCTTGCGTCTAAAGCTTTGGATCTCATCGCGCTCATCCGAATCGAGGCGCAAGAAACCACCCTGTCTGAATCTAATCAGTGCCTGCGTGCTTGAGTCAACCAAGTCATCGTGATCCCCGTTAGGGAACGACGCCATCTGCTCAATCACTTCACTCGCCCACCGAGTCTCTGGCGCCCACACTTTACCACTGCTGAATAAATCAGTCACGGAATTTAAGCGAACAAACTTATCATTTCCCCGCACCGGTGTAAAGTCCTGCACCATCACACCCATCGCCCGCAACTCAAAGATCAACGGCGCGCCGGCCGCCTTCGCCTCAATGATACAAGCATCTGGCTCCCACTCTTTATAGTGGCTAAGTGCTTTTTCCTTCAGCTCCGGGAATTCCATACGCTTCTGAAAAGCATCCAGCATGATGATGTTGATGTCGTTGGGATCCTCGTTCAGGTGAAAAACGCCCCACGTCGTACAAGCCGAATAGTCAGACCGCGTGTTCTTTGTAAACGCCGTATCCCAGCTCTGGATAATAAATTCGCAACGCGGCGGATTTTCACTTTGCCAGATCTTCCACCACTCCCGTTTAACAAGCGCACCCTCTTCGCCAGTCGGAGCCTGCTGATACTGGGCATTCCATTTAATAGGGGGAAGCTCATCTCTTAGGGCGGACAATTCTTTGAGCGACCAGAACTCTGGCCATAAAGGATTTCCACTTGGAAGAATGGCGGGAAACTCAATTACCTCCCACTCATCCGAGGAGTCGCGCATCGCTGCGTCTTTCATCACGCGGCCAGTCAGATCTCTTTCCGCCCAGCGCGTCATCACAATCACAATCGCACCACCCGGCTGCAAACGTTGACGCGGGCCAGATGTGTACCATTCATAAACGCGGTCAAACACCCCGGGATCACCAGACGCCAAAGCAGCTTCTTGTTCTGAATGGGGATCGTCGATGATTAAAAGATCCGCACCCTTACCAGTTACCGTACCGCCCACACCAATAGCGAAGTATTCGCCATGCTGATTAGTAGCCCAGCGGCCAGCAGCTTTACTGTCCTGCCTCAAACTTACGTCCGGAAAAACCGTCGAGTACTGTTCAGAGTCCACCAAGTTACGAACCTTCCGGCCAAAGCCAACGGCAAGATCAGCTGTGTTCGAACACTGAATAATTTTCTTTCCGGGATACCGGCCAAGGAACCAAGACGGTAATAGATAAGAGGCGAACTCAGACTTCGTGTGACGCGGCGGCATATTGATAATCAACCGCTTTAATTTCCCAGAAGCAATATCCTCAAACTTCTTAGCCATGATCGCATGATGCCGCCCAGCAACAAACCCCGGCCACATCATCTTAATGTAAGCAATAAACGAAGCCTGCGCCGTCTCCCGATCCACCGCCTTACGATACTCTTCCACTTCAGCCAACAAAGCCTCCTGCTCTGCAACAGGTAGCTTAGCCAACAATGTATCTATTTCATTAGGGATACTACTTACGTGTGTCACAACGTTGCGACCTTTTTTGAGTGAATTGAATACTTATTTACCACAAGGGCCAAGTGCAGCAAGGAAATCCTCATCACTTGGCGGAGCAAAATTTTTATTTTTTACAGGTTCATACGTCATCTCAAAGATGTCCGGCTTGCATGGATAGTGCTCACCCTTCACCCCAGTAATGATCCAGTCGCCGGGGGTAACAATGTGCCCGCCTTCAAGCGTGTCAACCCAGCCGCGTCCGTTTTCAAATTCAGTTACAGCAGGATGGTCACCCATCTTGAACCACTGCGTCGCTTCAATCTCAACAGGCTTCTTTACAAATCTCATTCCAAAGTCCTAAAGTTAATGTATACCGGCCGGATAGTCCGGTGCTTCCCTTCCAACTTCTTCAGCGCCCCAATGTCAATCAGCCGGTTCACAATCTTCCTCGTATTCGCCAAGGACGTCGTCCCCCTCTGATAAGCAATATCCTTCAAAGCCGGGCTATACCCAAACTCCTTCCACCACTCATCCACAATCAAAAACACTTCCCTCTGTACCGGCGTCATCTCCATCTCCATACAATCTTTAAACGTTGGATCACCCTTCCTCAACCTCATTTTTGAATTTATACATACCCTCCCCCATTTCATTTTCCATCACCTACCGGGGGGTCTTCTTGTATCGAGGGGGTGGGGTCTTCTGGATCTGAATTTTCTGCTGATGGTTTGAGTGACATAGTATGTAACTGTGTATGGGACTCCTCCTGCGTAGCTTGGGGGGTGCCGTACGGGTGGGGTTCGGCCTCAGGCGTTTTTGGCTTCAGCTCCTCTAGCAACGAGTCAACCTCGATGACCGGCGCATCGGTCGCGTCGCGCTTCATCATGTCGCGAAGCTTGGCCATAAGCTTGGCCTTGGTGTCTTCGCTTGACGTGATCGTCCGCACCTCCTTGCGCTCAGTGAAGGCCGCAACTTCAGTCACCGTGCCCAACGTTTTGGCCGCGGCGATCTTGACCGAGTCTCCCGCCTCATCATCCACCAGCACATTGACCAACGTTTGAATTACAAGAGCCCTCAAGCCCGCAGGGGTTTGATATGCCTGAGCCTGAATAGCCGCCTCATAAGCTTTTATTGTCGCCTGCACGTCCCCCCGCTTTTTCAGCGCGCTGGCTTTGTTGGCCACTGTCTTAGGTTTTCCCTTGCTCCCATAGCTTCGCCTGTATGCCTCAGCCCCTGACTGACCCATGGCCACCTCTCTGGCGAATGCCTTCTGCTTACCTGTTAAAGCCTTATCGGAAACGTTCAGTATTGTCTCCATTGGGATCTGTGTCAGCCCTTCCTTGATCTGGGATCTATTGAGTGTTTTCATGGGATTGGATTATGGGGTAAAAAGTAGATCAACTGCAAGCCTTCGGCTATAAACCCGCCCGCGATCTGGCCAAACTGTCGCAACGTTGTGACACCTCTAAGGGTTTCCCCCTATAAAATAATTAGTTTATTGCAATAAATCGCAGAAAAGTGTGTTATTGTCGGGGCTCAGTGATTGACCACTGACCAACCTTAGGAGAGACACTCATGGCATACAACTTCAATATCACCTTGCACCCTTGGGGCACCTCACCCGAATTCGGCAACGTGCAGATCGATGAGGCCGCACTGTACGGCGGCTGGGATCGTAAAGACGGAATGGAGGGCGGCGGCTTATGGTTTGAGCGACTGGCCGATGGCCGCTTAGACCTGACAGATTATGACGGCGACTTCTGCTTACCCAAGGCCGTGATTAAGGCACTGCGCGAAGCAAACA